ATTTAGAACACAACCAGTAGCTAATGAAGAAGGTTGTGAAATATACGAACAACCAAAGAACATAGAATACAGAATAGGAGTAGACCCCTCAGAAGGAGTTGTAGACCCTTCCTCGGTTTCTGTAGTTTCTATGGATGGTAGAAAGGTAGCTAAGTTCAACGGTATGCTACCTATCCAAGGTTTAGCCGATAAGGTAAAGTTCCTTTACTACAAATATAGAAAACCCTTAATAGTTCCTGAGAGTAATGCTGCAGGTGCTGCTCTTATCAGAGAGATTAGAGACTTGCGTGTTTACAGAAGAAGACAACACGATTACAAACACGACAGAGAAACAGAGAAGTTAGGTTTTAGAATGTCAGCATCAAGTAAACAAGAATTGATTGACCACTTTATAAAACTTCTAAGAAAAAAGATTCCAAAGATATACGACAAGAAGACCATTGATGAGATGGGAACCTTTGTATGGAGCAATGAAGCCAAGCAACAAGGTGCTGGAGCTGCTAGAAGTTTCCACGATGATGATGTTATTTCTACTATGTTAGCTTACTGGGATTTTAACCCTCAAAAGGTTCAAGACATGAGAGTAGCACAAGCAGAACCTCCTAAAAGAAAACGCTTTCAATATCACTAATTTAGCAAATACTTGACTTCGTGGTATAAATATACTATTACCAATAATTTATAAATTTATGAAAGAAAAGAAAACCCCTAAGGTAGATAAGAAAGGAGAACTACTTGCCTATCTTAAAGTAAAGACACCTACTCTATTTGATAGAGACCCTACTTTAACAGGAAACCTTGAAGCATTTGCTGACGAGATTATTAAGATTATAAAATAATGTTAAAGCAGATTAACAAGGAAATAAGAGATTACGAATCCCGAGACATCCATGTCGTCCCTGGGCTTACTTTCAATCAAAAGGATACGATTGAAAAAATCTTTTATTACTACAACTCCAAGTATCAAACTGGAGAGATAGATGATGAGGGAGATAGAAAGTATTTTCTAAACATCAATAAGAACCCTTGTAAGGTATTTGCTAAAGCAGTTGATTTTGATACTAAGAATATCAGACTACTAACAACCGAGGGAGGAGACCCTCTAAAGACTTGGTTCATGGAGAGAGACCTTAAATATTGGATGAGAGATGTTCAATTCGGAAGAATATTAAACAGACTATTTAAGGAACTACCTATCTATGGCTCAGTAGTTCTAAAGATAGTAGATGGTATGCCTCAGTTTGTGGACTTGAGAAACTTCATAGTCCAACAGTCAGCAGATACTTTAGACGATTCCAACTTCATTATAGAAATTCACAACTACTCTCCTACTAGTTTTCGTAAAGTAGGTAAGGAGATGGGATGGGATAACATAGACGAAGTTATAGAAGAGTTCCACAAGATGAAAGAAACCTCACATATCCGTGTGTTCGAGAGATATGGACCCGTAGAAGAAATGAACTCTAAGGGAAAGAAGTCCTATCCCTATAAGAGAGTATTCCATGCAGATGTAGGGCTGGATGAATACGACCAAAGAGATACAAAAATTGCATACCTAGGATTTGAACTATCATCAACAGAATTCGAAGGACACCCTTACTGGGAGTTCCATGCAGAGAAGATACCTGGCAGATGGCTAGGAGTTGGTGTAGTAGAATCTCTATTTGAACCTCAGATACGACAGAACGAACTATCTAACCTTCAAGCAAAAGCATCTTACTGGATGGCTCTACAAGTCTTCCAAACAAGAGACGCAACAGTAAACAGAAATATGCTTACTGATGTTAGAAATGGAGAAGTTCTAAATGTAGATTCAGAGATTACTAAGATAGATATTTCAGAACGAAACCTGGCTTACTTCAACCAAGAACATCAGAAGTGGCAAAGCAATAGAGATGAACTTACATTCTCATTTGATGTTGTTCAAGGAGAGCGACTACCAGCAGGAACACCTCTGGGCTCCGCTAAGTTAGCTGCAAGTCAGACAATGTCTTACTTCCAACTAATCCAAGAGAACATAGCATTAGATGTTAAGGAGATGCTTTACCAAGTAATCATTCCTCACTTTGAAAAGAAGAACAAAGGAGAACATACACTACGACTTGTAGGACAAGACCTAGACACTTATGTTCAACTGGTAAAGAACGAACTCGTAGCTAAAGAAGTAATACGAATAGCTATCAAATCCTTAAATGGTGGTAAGTTCCCAACTAACGAAGACAGAGATGTTATCGGTGTAGCTATAGAGGAATCAATCAAACAAGGAAAAGAAAAGATGATTACAATTCCTAAAGGTTTCTACAAGAATCTAAAATACGAAGTAGATATAGACATCACTGGAGAATCAATAGATACCCAAGTGCGTTCAGCTACAAGGTTTGCTATACTTCAAGCAATTACAGCAGACCCAACAATGACGCAAGACCCAACCAAGAAGAAGATATTGGCAGGTATGGCAGAAGACGGTGGTATTAACCCTAATGACTTATTTGAAACAACATCACAACCTCAAGAACAAGCTCCGCAAAGAGCAGGAGGTGGAGTTTCAGCACCAGCACTAGGACAAGCAGTACCAGGACAAGTTGAACAAACAGTATAATGACTGACCAACAAAAACAATTATTGAAAGAATTAAGAAAGACTAACTTCGGGAGGGCACTAGATGCATACCTAGCAGAGGAGATGACTAAGATAGGTAACATAGACAACTGCACCTCTTGGGAGGACACATTATCTCGACAACACGCTTTGGAACTTATTAATAGATTGTTCTATTTCATGCAGGATAACAAACCTGTAGAGAAGAAGAAAAATCAATACGAATAGACGTTTCTAAAAAGTGTGTTATTATAAGTTTAATTGGCAGAGTGTAACCTGCCTCATCAAAACACTATGGATGAAAATCTACAAGAGAACGAGGATGCTTTAGTTCCCGAAGAGGACGCTCAGGAGTCCGTAACCCCTGAAGAAGGAGTGGAATCACCTAACGATTCTAAACTTCAAGATGCTTACAATAATCAAAAGATTCGTGCCGAAAAAGCCGAGTCCGAGAGAAAAGCACTTGAGAAGAAGTTAAACGAACTTCAAAGTAATGTTAGTCCTCAAACGACTAACCAGTCACAAGAGACAAGTGCTTTAGAACTTATCAAGTTAGGTAAGAAGCTAGAGAACTATTCTGAAGACGAACTGGAATTTGCCACTGAATATGCAAGTTCTAAAAAGCCCGAGGCAATTCTTGAAGCCTTGGATAATGATATGGTTCAAATGGCTATAAACGCAAGCAGAGAGAAAACATTAAAAGAGAAAGCATTAAAACCTACTGGTACTCAAGGCGATTCAGAGAAACCGAGTTCACTGACGGACAAACTAGTACAAGCTAAGTCGGGTAACCTAGATGCAGAGCTAGATGCCAAAGAGAAAATTCTGACAGCCGCAGGACTTTATAAGAGTCCAAAAGTGCGTCCTGACAGAACTCATATCGGTTCCCCTGATTTGAGATAACAGTAGTGATACACATTCATGACACAAGTTATAAGTAATGATGTATCCGCAATCACACCTGAACTTTGGTCAACAATGGTACAGGTTCCACTTTACAAAATGCTTGTTGCAAAAGAAATTGCAAATACAAGATTTGAAAGTGAGTTACGAAACGCAGATACAATCCACATCCCACGATTTGGAGACCTATCAGCACAAGCGTATACTCCTGGAACAACCATCACAGCCACAGCTCAGGATTGGGCTTTTGACAACCTAGTTGTCTCAACCTACAAGCACGTTACATTCTATGTTGACAATGTAGAACAACTACAAAGCAACATCGAACAAGCAACAAAACTTGCTACAGAAGCAGCTTACCGACTTAGTGACGCTATTGACATTCACACGTTCAATAACATCACAGGTACAGACGGTTTCACAGTAGCAGATGACGAGGATATCCTTGGTGGTACAAACGCACGACCTATTTCAGCAGGTTCTGCAAACATCATCAATATCTTCTCAGGTGCACGTAAAGTTCTTCGTCAGAAGAATGTTGAGGAATTAGGTGATTGGGCAGCAGTTGTTTCCCCTGGAGTTGCTAGTTTCATTGAAACTAAGACAGCAACAGTAGGGTTCAACGTAGCTGACTCAACACTGAGAAATGGTTATGCAGGTGACTTCATGGGATTCCAAGTCTTCATCTCAAACAACCTACCATCAGGGTCTGTGTCCACGACTGCTCCCCAAGTGTCAGGTGCTGCTGTTTCAGCAACAACCGCGAAGTCAATGTACTTCGGACGCAAAGGGATGATTGACCTTGTCCTACAACGAGCTCCAGCTTTGGAGATTCGAAAGAAAGACGACATGCTTGGTTCAAACTTTATCACTTGGACAGTATATGGTTCTACAGTTACAACTAAGAACCGTTCAAGAGGATTGAATGTTCCAGTACAATCAGGATTCTATTAAACAATGGTTGCTTGCCCCTTTTCCCCAGTTTAATCGGGGCAAGTAAACTGGGAGTAACCATTAAATCTATATGAACTATATAAAAAAAATAAGAGAGAAATACGATAGCGTTAGAGCGTGGTTTACGCGTGAGGCATGGCTAAGACGTAAAGCTAAGAGAGGTCTTATTAAGAGATACGATTACCTATTACAGGTAGAAGGTATCATGGAGGAATACATAACCTCTACAATTATCAGCGGAGGTTCACAGGAGTTTGTAATGAAAAGCAGACAAGAACTAGTTAAAAAACAAGGAGAAATTAAGGGTATGGAAACTATGCTTGAGTTCTTAAAAACAATATGAAAATAATGTTAGTAACAGAGACACCTAATTGTTTCCAGTCAGGAATATGGTGGCACAGGATTCACCTACCAGGTAGAGCACTAGCTATGCGTGGTCATGGTATCCAACAGGTCGCAATAGGAAAGGAGTTTTCAGAAGAACAATACAACTGGACAGATACAGTAATCTTTGGACGTATCTATCCACCTATGTATGACCCTATAAAGATAATGCGAGAGTTCAAGAAGCGAGGTAAGAGAGTTTTATATGATATGGATGATGACTTCTGGGAGGTTGCAAAAGACAACCCAAGTGCCAAAGTTTCCAATGCAATGAAGGACCAATACGAAGCTATGATAAAAGAAGCAGACGCTGTAATAACACCTTCAAAGGTTCTAGCTAAGAAGTTTAAGAAATACTTTAAGAAGCCAGTATTCATCTGTCCAAATACAATTGATAAAGAATACTACCAAGAACGAGCTCACGAACAACCAGAGCTAGTCGTAGGTTACATGGGAGCAGCATCTCACTGGAAAGACCTACAGATAATTGCAGACGTAGTAGAACAGCTTTCACAAGAACATGACTTCTGGTTTGTAATCTACGGACTAACAGGAGACCCTATAGAAGCAGCCCTATACACTTACGATAAGTTACTAGCTACAAACCTAACACCTGAGAAGAACGCTTACTACAGAGCAGCACTAGACTTCTATTCAAAGTTCAAGAGCACCAAGATACAGCACATACCATTCCATCCACCAGAGATGCACCCAGGTATCCTTTCAAGAGCAGACTTTGACATTGGTCTTGCACCACTAGAGGACACCAAGTTCAACGCAGGTAAGTCTAATATCAAGTTCTATGAATACGCAGCAGTAGGAACAGTAACCCTAGCTTCAGATGTAGAACCATATAAGTCAGAGGTAAACTACCTAGCTAAGAACACCTACAAGGACTGGTACAAGAAACTAAAGAAACTAATCGTAGATAAGGAATTCAGAGCTAAGAAATTAAAGCAACAGCAGGATTGGGTGTTTGACAATAGAAGCACCGAAGCTATTGGTCTTGATTGGGAACTAGCTTGTCAGCTACCATCCGATGGACCAACCGTACTAAGACAAAGAAAATGAAAATCTTTCCTATAAGTCACAACGGAATACTCAACGACATTAAGAAGGAATTTGAGGTCGTAAAAAGAATTGAAGACGCAGATGCAATCC